GATCTGCTTTCATGCTGGGTTGAAGAGTCGCCATATTAATATGCGTTTCTTTGAATTGGCACACAGTGAAAGAATAAAGGTCATTGAAGCACTTAACTCACTCATTGAGTTTGGCAAGGCGCTTCCGGCCTTTATTAGTGAAACCGACTCAGTTCTCAACATAGAACATTAATACATCTGAAATTTAATTGGCGTTCAACCCGCCGGGCATTCTTTTGCCTAAAAACAGGATTGGATAATGGAAGAAATGATAAATGAAGCTCGTTCTGACGAACGTTTAAATCGTGCAGCCGTATTCGCTGCACGTCTTGAGGCTATCGCATGTTTCATCGTCAAGCAGGCAATGACCGGCACTGAAGCCGCCGAAGCTTTACGCGTTGAGGCTACCCGCATCCAAAACGAAGCGGGAGAATTTCATTAATGGCTGATGTTATTGACGCTGCCCAAGAACGAGCGGACCTGATCTTAGAGTCACAAATTCAAGCTGCCCGCATAAGCACTACGGGCGTTTCCGCCATGTATTGCCTCGACTGTGACCGCCCTATTCCTGAAGAACGCCGCTCAGCTCTGCCTGGCGTTGAGCTATGTATCTATTGCAAGGAAATCAGTGAGCTAAACGCTAAGCATTACCGAGACAGTAAATGATTTTGTTCTCGATGGCATTGCTCATTCTGGCTGGCATCAATGCTGGCTATCTGATCATTGATATCAAAGACGGTTTGTAATGCAGAACAATCGCTTTACTTCTCAGACTGAAACGCCCGATGTTTGGGCGTTCCCCTGGAATAAACCCCTAGCCCCAATTGTCCCCCAAGAAAGGCCGAGACCGCTTACCCGTGATGAATACGATCAGGGGCAAGCTGTTTTAATCAAAGTAAAAAACCTCTCTAAAGACCTGCAAGAAATTTTCACTGGCCGCCATAAGTACCTGCTCAAAACTCAGGGCATTCACGCAGCCAATAAATATCTGGTTTATACCCTTGGCCGCAGCATCCTGCCGCGTGTAGATGCAGTTAATAAAGCCCATGCAATGAATATCAATGCCACCATGAAATTCATCTCAGAGGCCGATGTTTATCACCAGTTACCAGGCATGAGCGACAAACCGCTACGTCGTTTCACACAGAATATTGCAGGACAATTGAAGGCCATTTATGAAGACCGTTGCGATCAGCTTTTGGCTGAACATGGTGGAGATTACGCGGTACTTCTTCAGTCTGATACGCAGTGCGCTCTGTATCGTGATATTGCAGGAATGTCTCGTGCCTTCAACGTCAGCCCTATGTATTGGACAAAATTCACTAAAGGCAAGCTTGATGCAACGTCTGCCATCGCTAGCATGTCTCGGCTGGTAAATCCCGATTGGTGGTTAAGTCAGTTGAAAGGCCAGCGTACCCGCTGGCGTGAATCCTTGCTGATCGCCATCGGTAAGGTTAACCGTGACGCGTCGCCCTATGCCAGTAAGCAGGCTATCCGTGAAGTTCGTTCCCGCCGACTGTCGAATCTGGACTATCTAAAAAGCCGTGACCTGGAGAATGTCGAAACCGGCGAGCGTATCAGTTTGATCGATAAGGTCATGGCGAGTATTTCAAACCCTGAAATCCGCCGCATGGAGCTGATGAGCACTATCGCCGGCACCGAAAAATATGCTGCCGCGAATGGTGACGTCGGGATGTTTCTGACCATCACCACCCCTTCTAAATTTCACCCGACCCGCATGGTTGGTAAAGGTGATAACAAGCGCGTTCAGCGAAATCATGCCTGGGACAAAGAGGCCTACACGCCGAAAGATGCACAGCGTTATCTTTGTGGGATCTGGAGCAAAATGCGCACCGCGTTTAAAGACAGTGGCCTATCAGTTTATGGGATGCGCGTAGTTGAGCCTCACCACGACGCGACTCCGCACTGGCACATGATGTTATTCACCAAGCCTGCCATGCGTAAGTCGGTGATCGATATCATGCGCAAATACGCCATGAAAGAAGACGGTGACGAGCGCGGCGCAGCAAAGAACCGCTTTGACTGTAAGCACCTGAACCGAGGCGGTGCTGCTGGCTACATCGCTAAATACATCGCGAAGAATATCGACGGTTACGCACTGGAAGGCGAACGCGACCACGAGACCGGCGAGCTTCTGACGGATTCCGCTGCTGCTGTTACTGCCTGGGCTGCAACATGGCGTATCCCTCAATTCCATCCCATCGGCCTGCCTACTATGGGTTCATACCGTGAGTGCCGCCGCATCCGTTCCATCAGTCTGACTGAAACCTTTGACGAAGAAGTTGAAGCCGTTCGCGCTGCTGCTGATGCCGGTGACTTTATGGCGTACATGACTGCCCAGGGCGGCGCTAATGTACCGCGTGACGATCAGACGGTGCGCGTAGCACGTCGCGTTGCCAATGAGCTGAACGCCTACGATGAAGAAGTGAAAAAAGTTGTGGGCATTTTCGCGCCCCACCTCGGCGAATCACATGTATATGAAACGCGCACCACTCAATGGCGCATCGTTGCTTCTGCCGTTGATTCTGAGGTTTTGACCGCAAAAAGCGCCTCCGGCGCGCCTCGGAGTCCTGTCAATAACTGTGGAAAAGGCAACAATATGGAATCGATATTGCAGAAACATCCTGAACAATCGGTGAGAAATGAAGAAAAATTCTCTGTAACGACAATAAACGACACAAATGAGCCTGTAGAGATACTACCGATAACAAATTTTATTCATAATAGACAGAACATCAGCACAAAAAATGTTTGGTTAATTAACTCTAAAATTAAAGGTGAATTATGATAACTCGTATATTTTCATTCCCTCTAAATAGTATAGTTATTTCAAAGCGATGGCTAAGCGGTTGCTATTTAAAAAAAGAGCCACTTATATATAAACTTTCCTAAGTAGCTCTTTCTTATATCCTTAAAACCAAACGTTAAATATTATACGTATAGTCCAACCACTCATCTATTTTATTACTTTTTTGTACAGGTGATGATGATCTTTCTCTCCATCTAGAATATAAACTTTGCAAAACAAATTTTATCCTAAAATGCTCTTTGCAAATGTAAGTAACCTCTCCGATGAATTCCATTACGTCATCATCCAGATGTTTTATATCAAGAAAAAGCCCATATATACCAGATATAAGATTCTCATTATCCCCTTTGTTCAACAGTGAGCAAAAGGTTTTATTAAGACCAGTTTTGAAAAAATTATCTATTATGAGATTTTTATCTTCGAAGGTTTGTCCAAGATAACAACTTAATGCTGCGATACGTACTAAATTGGAATTTGATGCATCATTACATATATGCAAAAGTATTTCTGAACTCAGCCCAAATTCCTGAAGGACAGTTTCATTATAATCAATTTTCTCTTGATGTATCATACCAACAGCATGATCTAGATAAAGTGATTGAATCGTATGTAAGGAATGAGAAAACAGTATTATAAATTCCAACTCATTTTCTAAGTCTATTTTAAAGGGCGTAGTTTTCCTGTGGAAGTGGCCACTAAAATCTCTTTTAGATATAGAGTTATTTATAAGTTTTTTTCGAATTAAGCTTTCCCTTTCTGGGAAAGCTTTAAAAACCTCTCCCCACATCAAAAAACAACATGAAGTCAGGTTTGGACTTTCTTCAAATATCTCTAATATCGGATTTAATGCATCCAATGAGTTATATTCAAATTCACGATCCATATTATGAAATGGAGTGCTCCATAACTGAATAGCTAAGAATGGCTGATCGCAACACAATTTCCGCCAAGATATTTTGTTAAAAGGCTTGTCATTAATCCTTGCCTGTTTAACAGGCCTTTCAAATTTGTACTCTTTAATTTTATGGTGCGTTAAAATATCAGAAAGGTCAGAGTCATTCATTCCCTTTAGAGTTGAAATGCATTTTTCGACTTTGGTTATTTCAAAATCAATTGGCATTAGGGCTTTCAAATCTGATGGAATCCCTAATGAGTTTAACCCAACACTTTCAAATTTTTCAATAAACAAAAGTAATGAATCCATATCTCTTTTCTTAGAAAAAATAATAATCAGCTTGATCATCTCTAGCAAAATTGAATTCTTAACGTCGCTCGTTTTTAAAACTGACAAACCACTAGGTATCGTATCTGTGACCCAAGAGTGATCATGATAAACTATGTCACCAAAACAATAAGAAATTTTGTTTTCTTGGGGATTTTTAGTTTTTATTGGCTTATCATTAATTCTAACTAAATAAAGTAACAAGTCTAATTCATTCGATGAACCCCCTTCACTATCTAAATATTGGATTAGAGAACTCTTTTCTTGCCTCAAAACATTTAAAGCATTATTACAAGTAACAATATCGAGTGAATCTGAAGACATAAGTATATTAACCAGCTCACAAATGAACCATTTTTGAGCTTTCGACTCATTTATTCCAGGCAAGTAGTAATTTTTAATAGCACTCATTGCGAGTATCGTATTTAGATAGTACTTTGGCGCTGTAATGATTTTATTTTTAACTTCTTCAAAACGAGGATGTTGTTCTGTAAGCATAAAGGTTAAAAGGTAACCACTAGTGATGTTCTCACTATAGTCAAGTTCCATAACAGCTTCTGACATTACAGAAACTAGCCAACTTTTCGATTGATTATGATTTACCGCCAAAACTCTGTAAATTATTTGATAGTCAAGTGTCCCCCACAATGGCTGAAATACTTTTACGAATTGTAGCCTTACCTGTCGATCTTGTTCCAAAACACCTTCCGTAAGCAAGCGTAAGGCTAGAAGTGCTCCTGTAGCGCTTCTTTTCTTAAACTGCTTAATTTTATGATTTGGGTGACTATCTAAATTCGATAAAATATCAATCGTGATCGCCAACTCAGCGACTCTTTTATTATAAGTTAAAGCACTCAGTATAAAGTGAACAACCTCCCTCCAATGAGAGTCCGCACCTATTAGCGTAAGGCGGTCATGTAACTCTTTGGAAGTAACTGCAGAATAAATAAACTCAGCAGCAAAAAACTCTTGTAACTGTCTAATATCAAATCTTACTGTAGAGCTACTTTCAGGTGTATTAACAAAGACTAATCTATCTGTCGTTGCCTCCATTAGAGTTTTCACCACCGCATTAATATCGCCGTCTAGTAATAATTTTGTGGTTTTTTCAGCTAGTATTTTGAACTCAGTTTTATCCAAAGTGGCTTCAGCACCATTGCTTTTTTCAGCCTTAGTATGAAGTGAAACACCCAGACGGTCATGAATAGACTTTAACAAAACGTCATTTTCTCTAAGAAGTTGGGATATTTTTTTATCAGGGAAGTTTTTTAAACTTTCTCTCCTCTTCATAACATGATAAAAGTTATTAAACAGCTCCCATCTTCTTTCCGGTGGCCGACCACCATCACGAACAACTACAGCCATTATATGAGACTGAAGTGGGGTTGTCATCAATTCACGAACCTGCTCAGATTCCATTGCTGATTTTAAAACTTCAACAAATTGTAAACCTTCGTCTTTATCTCTGCTAAATGTAACTACAGATGATGCGCACGATAAAGCTATTTCAGGCGGTAAAGGATCGAGAACAACTACTGCAGCATCTAAATTTTCGAATTGACCAGAATAACCCTGCGGTCGTGTTGTGCAAAGAATTAAAACATCAGCATCCAAATAAGGACATACTTCGTTGGTAAATAAAATAATCTCTTCAGCAACTGTATCTTTCAAATCATTTGGCACTTCATCCAGACCGTCAAAATTAATAAACCATGAAAACAGCCTTAGCGATTCCTCAAACATTTCCGTGGTCATTTTTTTAGTTGTTCTGATGTATATTTTATCACATATAAACGCGGTTATGCTTTTAGAATCACTTTCCAATTTAGTATTATACCAATTTGCATAATCTTTTAACTCAATAAATACCGGCACTCGAGGCAGGCTAGGCCAATAACCTTTCAATTCTGCGTGTTTTTTTAACTCTGTTGCCAATGACTTTATTTGTGGTGTAACTTTAGGACCTTTTCCTGAAAGGATAAAAGCAGCCTTCTGAATCTGTGAAAAATACTGACCAGCAGTCGACTTTCCTTGTCCTGGGCCACCTTTCAAAAGAATAGTTCTTGCTCTTGATGGTATTTTTGACCAGACTCTCCATCCGTCTCCAAACTCTTCCCATGCTGATGCTTTATGAACATTGCATGAGGAGGAGACTAAAGATTTCATAATAAATGGATTATCTAAAACTCCGTCAAAACTTACTGGTAAGTCTTCATAAAGCTCGTAAATCTTGGGGCGTTGATCGCTTCCTGAGCCTGCTTGTTCAAGTTTGGTATAAATAAGCTCATTAAATTGACTAATAATTAAATGATCTATTATGTATTTTATTTCTCTGCTTTTATTTTTTAAATTATCATAAAGAGCTGAAATTACATGACCTGGGGTTATGAAATGGCCATAGTATCTTGAGGCATCTTCATCATGTGCAAGAAAGTCGAGGATTCGTCTACCTCCCCATATATCAATTTTTATTTTATCTCCGAATTTCTTTTTTACTAAATCATGGATTTTATCAAATGAACCCGTTTGTGGTTTTCCTGTAGGTTCAATATTAGTAGCAATAATCCAATTATCAGGTAAATTTCTATCTTCTGAATTTTCAAACTCAGCTATTTCATCTTTGATCTGTTGTAATAGCCAAGTTTGAGGATTTTTAGACAGGTTTGGTTTATGAAACTTTGACTGGAGATACCATGTACCTTCCCAGTTTTCTTTTGGTGTTGGGTAGCATGCTTTACCCACAAGGTAGCCATCCCTCCCGCCATCAGCACCGGCAGCAAAACCTGTAACCCCATTCCCTAGTACTTTCAATGCTAAGAAATTCACTAAGTGTTCAAATGTATGAGTATCCAGCTGTGTCAAATCATATGAGTCGGCCATAACGTTCCTTATCGTGATTATTAGTATCTTATCAGTAACATATCGGTATTAATGTTTTGGGAAATATTTTGCAGCGTAATATTATTCTTATATAGTTTTAATCACATTACAAAGGTACGTATAACTTATGTGTCCTTCTCCTGCAAGTCTATAATGTATGGGTGATGGGATTATCATCTAACATTATTAGAATACATGAGTGCATGAATATATAATTTGGCATATGATAATGTTCAGAACATCCTGTTATGATTTTTAAAATAATAATAGTTAGGTAGTTTTCAATCACATTTAAGCGACTAGATATAATAAGACTAGCATCATGTGCAAGTCCTGCATTACCCAACTTTATTCACAATATTCTCAAATCCGGATTGGACGACCTTGGCAGGTCTGCGCATGGAGCACTTGCGTGGTTTTGCATGATCACAAAAGACCAAAAAAGCCTTCAAACCCCTTCGCCCACGCTTTGGATTTTACTGAACCGTGCATTAAAAACAGTGAAGTAAGTCACCTGAGGGTAGGCGGGTAACATTGCGCGCGCCGAGGTGCGGAGCATCACCGCGAAGCGGCCGTTGGAAATTTTTTAGATAGGGGTCACACAAGTAACTGTCGACATTTTTTTGTGAAAGTGCGAGAGTATTTTTAATAAACAAAAAGGAGTTGAGAAATGCCGCTAATTACTCGTAATGTTTTTATCGACACTGAATTTTTTGTAAAGGCAAATCTAGATTTCAATTCAAGAACGATAAAATCATTTGAAGAGTTGTGTGAAACCAGTGAGTTCAGGCATATTACAAGCACAATTGTTGTGAAAGAAGTTAAACGAAAAATTATTGAGCAGATCAAAGAAGCGTTAAAAGGAATTAAGAATTTCAGACGCAAAGCGGCTGTTCTTAAAGAGTATGATGATGACAATATAAGAAATCTTTTCGTCGAAATCAATGAAGATGACATTGAGACAAAAGCCCTAACCGCATTTAGTGATTTTCTTGAGACATCTAAAGCTACCGTAGTAGATATGGCAAAAGTAAACCTTAATGAAGTTATTGATATGTACTTTGATCAAACCAGCCCATTTAGTGCGAGGAAACCTAACGAGTTTCGAGATGCATTCACTCTTTTAGCAATACGTTCAGCTTTAAGAGTTAATGAGAAGGTTTATGTGGTTTCAGAAGACCCAGACCACAAAAGTTTCTGTGAAACTAATGATGGCTTTGTAAATGTAGAAACATTGAGTGCATTGCTCGACATTTACAATAAGCATGATAACCAAAGAGCTCAATTCATCGAACAATTTTTAGAACGCAAAAAAGATGATATTATCCAGAGGATAAAAGAAAAACTACAAACCGCGGAAGGCTATAACGTCTCTACGTGGGATGACTCTGAGGTAGATAGTTTTGAAGTTATTGAGATCGAGGATTTTGAACCAAAAATAATTCATTTAGATGATGAAAGCTGTCAAATTACTTTTGATGTAACTGTGCAATTCCGCGTAGAAGCAACTGGTCCTAATACAGAAACTGGCCATTATGACAAAGAAGATGGAGTTCTTTATACTTTTGAATCTACCCGTAACGAAGAAGAGGAAGAAAAAGAATTTTCGGTCGAATTAGATTTATCCTTTGAAATAGATGAGGAAGGTTTAATCAATGATGAATTCAATTTATATATAAAAGGACTCAGCGCGGGTATTGAATTTAATGTTGAAGAAACTACATGGGAATACTAAAGGTAAAAGATATAATAAGCCCCTTACCGCGGGGCTTAGTTGTCCTAGTCAGATGTGAGCTCATAAGAAGTAAATCTAATCACCTCTTCCCTAAACCACGCATTCAGCTCCTTAAACCGCTCCTGCAAAGGCGTTAGCTCATTACGCACAAATACCTGAGACGCCTTAACCGAATCCCCGAACCCGCCGCTGTTCTCTGGAATAATCCCCATCATCTGCGGTGGAACGCGGTGCGCGCACAACAAATCGTTCTGGCTGGCTTTCTTGATATTAAAGAAATCGTCTTTCGTCGCAACTTCGCTCAGCGGCAAAATCTTGATCCCGTCCGGTTTGCCGTTGGGTGCGTACATGAACAGATTCCGGAAATTCCCCAGCCCTTTGGTGTCGCGCATCGCTTTACGCATTTGGTCGATGTCCGAGCTGCTTTGCGCTGCGTCCGTCATATACAGAATGTAACCAGCGTGTGCGCCGTTCTGGTAGTACTTGCGGCGGAACAGCGTGGCAGCCTCGTTGAGCCAGGCAGAATTCAGGGCGCTGAGATATTCCGGCAGGCCGTACAGCTCCTGATTAATGTCCGGTTCAATCAGATGAAATACGCTTCCCGGTTCGAACTGATGCGCCTCTTTCCATTGCTGCACAAACCAGTAAGTATCTGGCTCTACGCCGCGCCGCGCATATTTGGCGGGCACCGTTTTCATCACCACGGCGTCGCCGAGCTGGTTGCGGATCACTTCTAAGAACGCATTCCCGAATACCAGATAATCCAGTGCAAAGCGGCTGAACTCCTGCTGTGACAGCAGCGGATGCGGGACAAAGGTCGAGGCCAGAATATTACGTTTCACATACAGCGACGAACTGTGGTGAACCGCTGCCCGCAGCGTACGGGCCAGGCCGTCAAAGCTGACCGGCGGCTCATACCACTGGCCATTCCCCGTGCATTCGATGTAATCCAGGATTTCACGGCGGTCTAATACCGGCGTCGGGTCGCCAAAGCTGAACGCCTCCGCGCCGCCTGTCGGCTGTGCGGTTGCTGTGACGGTAGTTGATGCCGCCTTGCGGAATTTGCGCTTACTCATATTAATAAAACTCCAGGATGTTAGGGCTTTGGCCGCCGTTCGCGGCGGTCAGCGGTTCGTTAAGCAGGGCGTGCATGATTGCCCAGGCGACATCGGCGTGACTGGCCTCCTCGCTGCGGCTTGCCTCGTAGGTGGAACGGCTGCCGCTGGCGGTCATGGTTTTGCGGATCGCCATGAATGACGAGGTGATATCTTTGTGGTTGGTGTCGTATTCCAGGCGGCCTGACGTGATGGTGTCTTTCGCTTTCAGGACCATTTTTGTTTTCGTTTCCGGGCTGTAGCGGATTTCCATCGCGGCGGGGAAGAACTGCCGGACAAGCTGGAAAACACCCTGGCCGATGCCGGTGGCGTCCACGCCGATGTATTCCACGCAGTAGCGTTTTGTCAGTTCCTCAATGCTTTTGGCCTGGGCGGAAAAATCCATACCTTTCCACTGGTGGCGTTCCAGTACGCGGAATTTCCCCCCGTCCACCAGCGGCGGAGCCACGACGGCGCAGCCTGCGCTGTCGCCGGTGTGCGACGGGTCGTAACCAATCCAGACGGCGCGATAGCCAAACGGACGCACGGCGAACGGGCTGAAATCCTGCCATTCCTCCGTGCTTTCCACCATGCAGCGTTGCAGTTCGGCGAACGGGAACACCGATGCCTGATCGTCAACAAACTCACACATGAACAGGTTGCGGAAATCCTCGGCGCTGTTTTCCTGTTTCAGCGTGTCGATGTTGAACAGGTTGCAGCCACCGGCTAACGCATCCTCAATGGTGACGATTTGCCGCCACTGTCCATCCTCACAAAGCCGACCCTTTGCCAGGGCGTGATGGCCGATATCCAGTTCAATCCTGTCGTTCGGATTTTCCCGCCCCTTGTTGAACAGTTCGCCTGACCAGAACGGGTACGCACCGTGCGTCAGCGCCGACGGCGTGGAGAAATAGGTGGTGCGCAGATGTTCCTGGGACGCCATGCCACTGGCAACCTTGCGCAGCTTCTGGAAGTTGGGTATCCAAAAGATTTCGTCCACGTACAGGTCGCCGTTATGGCTTTGGGCGGTGTTGGAGTTGGTGCCTAAGAAAATCAGCTTTGCGCCGTTGTTGCCGATCACAATCGGGTCGCCGGTCAGCTCGACATCAACCTGGCGGGCAAACTGAATGATGTACTCACGAAACACGTAAGCCTGGGTTTTACTGGCTGACAGAAAAATTTGGTTATGACCGGTAGCCAGGGCGCGCAATAACGCTTCCCGTGCAAAGAAGAACGTTGCGCCAATCTGACGGGATTTCAGGATGTCGCGAATGCGGTGCTTAAGCCCCGCGTCATACCAGACACGCTGATACTGGAAGCACTGAGCCAGAAAAATATCCTCCAGCTTTTCCAGGGCTTCGTCGCTGAAAAAGTTCTTTGTCGGCTTCTTACGCTCCCCTTTGTTACGGTTGGCAACGTTAGGATTTAAATCCACCTCATTCCCGCTCTGGCTGTAGCGGTTCACCCGTGCCAGGCGTTCCATTAACCGGCCTAACGCCTCCATTTCCTTATAGTCCGCATTCCCTTTGACGTCTTTGGTGGTGAGCTGAATTAAACGCGCTTCCAGGCTGGATTCCACACGGGTAATCGGCGCGGCGTTCTCCCACGCGTCGCGGGTTTTCCAGCTCTGCACCGTCGGTATTTTTTGGGTCAGCAGTTCCGCAATCTGACGGACAGAAAACCCCTGCCAGTAAAGCAGAGCCGCCTGTCGCCGTGGGTCGCTGATGATGGTTGAGTTTGTCATTTTCATGACTGCCACGTTAACGGGCGGCCTGCTGATTTTCCTGCTGTCCACGTTGTGCCATCAAGCATCAACCCGCATCGGCTGGCGGTGTCGGGCGTGTGTCTGGAAACTTAGATTTCTCAGAAGCACACACCGACTGGAGTCAGAAAATGGCAATGGCAACAAAAGCGAAGCGCTTTCGTATCTGCACCGAAGGCGCAACCACCGACGGGCGCGAAATCACCCGCGAGTGGATTGAACAGATGGCGGCGACCTATGACCCGAAGGTCTACGGCGCACGCATCAACATGGAGCACATCAAGGGTTATTTCCCTGACAGTGCGTTTCGTATGTACGGCGATGTCACCGGCGTTTACGCCGAAGAGATGGCTGACGGTGCACTGAAAGGCAAGCTGGCACTCTATGCCGATATCGACCCGACCCCGGATTTAGTCTCAATGGTGAAAGCCCGCCAGAAGGTTTACACCTCCATCGAAGTTAACCCCTCGTTTTCCGATACCGGCAAAGCCTACCTGATCGGCCTGGCCGTGACCGACAGCCCCGCCAGCCTTGGCACCGAATACCTGCAATTTAGCGCGAAGGCGCAGCAAAACCCGCTGGCTGGCCGCAAACAGGATGCCGGAAACCTCTTTACCGCCGCCGAAGAAACGGCGTTCGAGTTCGTGGAAGAAGCACCGGCTGCCCCATCGCTGTTCTCCCGCGTGAAACAACTGCTTTCCAGCAAATCCGCCTCGGATGATGCCCGCTTTAAAGACGTGCATGACGCCGTGGAAGTGGTGGTGGAGCACGTTGAAACCGGCCTGAAAGCCACTGATGAAAAGCTGTCTGCGCTGCAAACCTCACTGACGGAACGCCTGAACGCGCTGGAACAAACCGCGAAAAATGACCGCGAACAGTTCAGCACGCTGAAAGGCAAGCTGGAGAAGTCCGCCCCGCAAAGCTACACGCAGCGCCCTGTTTCCAGCGGCGGCGGCAAGGGTGATGCAGCCCATTTCACCGACTGCTAAGCACAACGCTCGCGATTAACCCGTTAACAAATTTGGATAAAAACGCATGAAACAAACAACTCGTTTTCAATTTAACGCCTTCCTGTCCCGCATTGCTGAGCTGAACTCGGTGGACACCGGTGACCTGAATAAAAAATTCAGCGTAGAGCCGTCGGTGACGCAGACGCTGATGACCCGCGTGCAGGAATCTTCCGCCTTCCTCCAGATGATTAACATCATTCCGGTGGATGAAATGAAGGGTGAAAAGGTTGGCGTCGGCGTGTCTGGCTCTATTGCCAGCACGGCAGACACCAGCGGCACCGGTGAACGCCAGACGGCTGATTTCAACACCCTGACCGCTGAGGGCTACGAGTGCCGCCAGACGAACTACGATTTCCATTTCCGCTACGCCACGCTTGATTTGTGGGCGCGTTACCAGGATTTCCAGGCGCGTTTACGTGACGCCATCGTGAAACGTCAGGCACTGGATCGCATCACCATCGGCTTTAACGGCGTGAAGCGTGCGGCCACTTCAGACCGCGCTAAATACCCGCTGTTGCAGGACGTGAACGTGGGCTGGCTGCAAAAGTACCGCGACAATGCGCCGGAGCGCGTGATGAGCAAAATTCTCGGTGAGGATGATGCGGTGATTTCTGCCACTGTCCGCGTCGGTGCCGGGGGCGACTTTGAGAACCTGGACGCGCTGGTGATGGACGCCACCAACAACATGGTTGACCCGATTTATCAGGACGATACCGGCCTGGTGGTGATCTGCGGCCGTCAGTTGCTGGCCGACAAGTATTTCCCGCTGGTGAACAAGGCGCAGGAGAATTCCGAAAGCCTGGCGGCGGACATGATTATCAGCCAGAAGCGCATCGGTAACTTACCGGCGGTGCGCGTACCTGGCTTCCCTGCCAATGCGTTCATGATCACCCGCCTGGATAACCTGTCCATTTACTGGCAGGACGGCACGCACCGCCGTCACATTGAGGAAGTGCCAAAGCGTGACCGTATCGAAAACTACGAATCCATTAATGAGGATTTCGTGGTGGAAGACTATCGCGGCGGCTGCCTGGTTGAAAACATCCAGATCGGCACCTTTAAAGACGTTAAGCCTGAATCAGCGGAATAAAGGGGGACATAGCATGATTAGCCCTTGCCGCCGTCACATGTTGCGACAGTCCGCCATCAACGCCGCACAGCAGGCCGCCGGTCAGTTAACCCATGCCACCGGCTACGAACTGCAAATGCAAAAGCTGAATGCGGATAAGCAGGCACTGCACAAGCTCCAGTCCTTCCAGGCCAAAGCGGAGCTGAAACGCAAGCTGCTCCCTGAATACGCCCCGTGGGTATCGGGAGTGCTGGCCGAAGGGAACGGCGCACAGGACGCCATCCTGATGACCGTGATGATCTGGCGTATTGACGCCGGTGATATCGCCGGTGCGCTGAATATTGCCCGTTACGCCTTTAAACACCGGCTCGCGATGCCGTTCGGCACCCGCACGGCGGGTTGTGCCTTCACGGAGGAAGTGATTGACCAGGCCACGCGTGCCCGCGCCGCCGGTGAGCCGGTCAGCATTGAGCTGATGCTGGAGGTGCTGGAACTGACTGACAGTGAGGATATGCCCGATAAAGTCCGTGCGCAGTTGCACAAGATTATCGGCTATCTCTACCGCGACGGCGGCAAGGACACGTTAGCCCTGGAGCGTCTGAAAAATGCCCTCATTCTCGACGGCAAATCAGGCGTAAAAAAAGACATTGAGCGCCTGGAGTCTGCCATTAAAAAGGCATCCGGCAGCTAAAAAGCATGCGCCCCGCGCAGGGCGGCACGCCAGCCGAGACGGGTCTTTGACCTTGTTCGACGCTGGCGTCCACCGCCCCCTATTCAGAGGTCATTATGTCCCTTGTTGTACCTGCACCAAAGCCGGACGCCGCGACGGAACCCGCGATTAAAAATACCCACTTTTGGCCTGATGTGGATCCGGTTGAGCTGCGCGACACGCTGCGACTGGAGGGCACCGTCACCGCGAAAAGGCTGCGCGCCGCCGCAAAGTTTGCCATGACCGAAGTGAACGCCGAGCTGTTCAGCTTTCGCGATGCGCAGATTGCCCAGGGCTTTAAACGCCTGGCGGATGTTCCCGCCGATCAGATTGACGATGAAAACGTGAAAGTCTGCGCCTATCAGCGCGCCGTGGCGTCTATTGCGGCGGCCTTCCTGGCGGAGCGTTACCCGAATAACGACACCACCGACAAGGGCAGCAAAAAGGCCGAAATCGTGGAAAGCACCGTTGATGATTTATGGCGTGACGGGCGCAACGCGATCAGCGACGTCGCCGGTGTATCGCACTGCATCATCGGGCTGCTCTGATGAAAGTCACTGCCGAACAGGGCGACACCGTGGATCTGCTCTGCTGGCGGTATTACGGGCGTACCGAGTCGGTGATGGAACAGGTTTACGCGGCTAACGTTGGCTTAGCCGCACAGGGGGCAATTTTGCCCCATGGCTACGCGGTGGAGCTGCCGGACATAAGCCTGTCCGCAGTCAGTGAAACCGTCTCACTTTGGGACTGATGACCATGGAGCGCATCACCTCGTTTATCTGTTACTGCGTCGCGGCCTTTCTTGCCTGGCTCGGCGCAATGTCACCGCAGGATATCGCCTTTCTGGTCGGTGCCGCCGTCGGCGTCGCGACCTTCCTGGTGAACTGGCACTACCGGCGCAAAACCTACCGCCTGCTGAAAGAAATGGGCATCAGAGGGGACATTAATGCAGCCATCAATCGTTAGACGCTGCGCCGTCGCTGCCGTCCTGGCAATTGCCGCGCTGCTGCCGCAAACGCCCACGTTGAAAACGTCCGCCGCCGGTCTGGCACTGATTGCTGATTTTGAGGGCTGCCGCCTGTCCGCCTATCAGTGCAGCGCGGGCGTCTGGACAAACGGCATCGGGCACACCGCAGGCGTGAAGCCGCAAACGCAAATCAGCGAACGGCAGGCCGCCGTTAACCTGGTGGAAGACGTGATGCGGGTGGAGAAAGGCATTGCGCGCTGTATGCCGGTTGCCATGCCGCAGCCGATGTACGACGCCGTGGTGTCCTTTGCGTTTAACGTCGGCGTGACGGCGGCGTGCAAATCAACGTTAGGTTTTTTCATCAACAAAGGTCGATGGCGTGACGCCTGCGAGCAGTTGCCGCGCTGGGTGTTTGTGAAGGGCGAGCGCGTCACCGGCCTGGAGCGCCGCCGCGCGAATGAGCTGGCTTACTGCCTGCGGGGTGTCTGATGCGCATTTTAATTTTGTTACTGCTGGCGGCGCTTGCCCTGGCCGGGCTGCAAACCTGGCGCATCGGTGGCCTGCATGATGAAGCCGACCAGGCGCAGCGCATTATCGGCACGCTGTCCGCCGGTATTGAAAGCCGAGACAACGCCATTAACCGCCTGAGCGATGAGGCACTGACGCGGGAACGCCAGGAACAAAGCCTGCGCACACAGCTCTCACAAGCGGGGCAGTTAGCGCGGGATCGTGAAATTCACCTTCAAAGGTTACTCAATGAAAATCAGGAAATGCGCGACTGGTATAGCGCTCGTCTGCCTGACGGCATTGGCCGGATGCACCAACGCCCCGCCTTTGCCAGCGCCGCAGATTATTTACGTTGGCTGTCCGGCGGTAACGAGTTGCCCGATACCGGCAAGCGCACCGGCCACTAACGGCGATTTAAGCAGTGACGTCAGAAACCTGGAGGCCGCGCTGACCGCCTGCGGCCTTCAGGTGGAAGCGGTCAAACAATGCCAGGAGGAACACCGTGTTAAAACCCGCTCAACTGCGAAAAGCCTTAACTGACGCCGTGCCGGTGCTGCAAACCAGCCCCGACACCCTGCGGATGTTTGTGGATAACGGGCGCATCGTTTCCACGTTATCCAGTTCGCTGTCGTTTGAATACCAGTATCAGACGGAGCTACTTATCACCAACTTTGCCGAGGACTGCGATCTGATCATTGTGCCCATTCTGGCATGGCTGCGTGAGAACCAGCCGGACATCATGGCGACACCGGAAAAGCAGCAGACCGGCTTTAAATTTAAGGCCGATATGCTCGATGATGGTTCCTACGATATCGCGATTGACGTGCAGCTCACCGAGCGCGTGGTCGTCAAACAGATTGATGCCGGTCTGTATGTGGAGCATTTTCCGGAACCTCCGCTGCCTGAGCCGGTGGAAAGGCCGCGTGAACTGTACCTGCACGGCGAGTTAGTGAGCCAGTGGCATGAGTGAGTTATCAGCGTTTGATACCCGTCTCGCCGGGCTGATTGAGGCGCTCTCACCGCAAAGCCGGAAGGCGATGGCGGCGACCATTGCGAAGCGTCTGCGTAAACATCAGCAGCAGCGCATCAAGCAGCAGGTTACGCCGGAAGGTCAGCCGTTCACACCGCGCCGCCCGCAGCCCTTGCGGGCAAAGAAAGGCCGCATTAAGCGGGAGATGTTCGCCAAACTGCGCACAGCTAAATATATGAAGGCCAAAGGCACCGCTGACGATGCGGTGGTGGAATTTACCGGACAGGTGCAGCGCATGGCGAAGGTGCATCAGTACGGGCTGCGGGATCGTCCATCGGTCCGTGCAAAAGAAATGCAGTATCCGGAGAGGCCATTGTTAGGGCTGGACGCGGAGGATATGAAGATTGTTGAAGATGAATTGCTAATACTTCTTAGCTCAGGCTTCACCTGACACAACGGCGGCACCGAGCCAAACCTAATCCGGCGGCGGCTCTGTGCCAGAAGTGAACGTTGCAGACGTCATGATTTGTTAATTCTTTGAGAAGATAATCTGCAAAACTTGCTTCACAACATAAATTTTGGTAAAAATAATCGCTAAGAGGTCAGAGGAGTGAGCGGGACGGGTCAACTGGCATCAGTGTTTCAATGAACGTAAACATAAATGTGAACGTTAATAGCACTACTAAAGTTAGCCGTCTTGGGGGTTCGAATCCCCTTGGTAAGAAGAAAAAACCATCCAAATCCACTACTACTCATAAAGGAGACCGTAACAATGCAAAAACATGTCGCTAAAGTGAAAGTCAAATTCAAAGTATATGGTGTCGGATTGATCTTCCTGCTACTGGGTGGGACAGGTGTCCACTTCGCTCAACCCTGTGACCTCTGATAAATCGATAAAAAAGCCTCTTTTGAGGCTTTTTTATTTATTATTGAATAATTAATCCCACAAATTAGTAATATTTAAAGTTTTTTTATGTTTGGAACAGCTGCATTAGTCATTTCAGATAACTCAGATGCCAATTTTGACACCCTGGATATATTCTTTGGCATTATTCTCAAAATCAAGGACATTCTGATGGTAATCGGGTATCAACTCATCGATTATGGTATCGATACCTGTATTAATAGTATTTTTATAGATAAATCTCTTTATGTATTCTGAGTCCCTACCTAAAAAAGTAATCGCAAGAAAAATTCCGAATCGAGGGGCTATTTCATAAAAAACTAAGCTAGTAAGCTCTTGAAATGGTAATATTCTCTCAATTAAAACACTCGATATAAATTTTTTGCCATCAATACCTCGTGGATAGTAGGACTCTATTATATCTTTAAATTCATCATCATTAATTGCAACATCAACTTTTAACTCTTTAAGGGAGAAATTGTGTTTCAAACAATATCTTAAAGTTATAATACACAGATATGTGAAAATGAAAGCACCAAGACTTCCTCTTCGTTGTGCTTCAGTTCCATATTCTGATAGATATTTATATTGACAGTAAAATGCCACTGCTTCAGAAAAAGAAATATGCCCCACAAGTAGATCATTGTTATTAAGAGATCTAGATATAGTGTAGTCAGCAGCATGCCCCATCTCATGAACCAAAAGATCTGTAGATATAACTCCATTCTCATCATCTTGGGTGAATATAAAATGATCTACATCTCCATTAGGTACGCAAAAACCTTCAACATTCTCTCTACTCTTTTTTATTAGGTGAACCCATTGGGTTTGCCCTAAATTTACTTTTAACAATCTTTCCACTACAAGACGGGATTGGATAAATTGCTCCTCAGAAATAGCATTATGTAATAATGAACTATCGACAGAATGCAAAAAATTGAGGAATTCTTTAGTTAGATATATAGGCTGTACTAATTTTACTAAAGAGTAAACTGAACTACCAATCTTATTACTTAAATCATCTACTAACGTACTGTACTCATTCTGAATTTTAGAAGTAATATCATCTGTTGGATAACCTGCTTTCAGTGCTGTTGTGTAACTCAATTCAAGCTCATATAATTTTTTACGTTTTTCGGTATGCATTTTTTTCACCAATTATGAGAAAAATATAATTTTTGCCAAACAGACCATACTTCGTTCATACATCAGTCTATTACCATTTCGCCAGAATACAGTCCAAAAAAGATGGAGGGCTAGGCTAACATTTTGAAAAGTTTATCTTTAATGCTATAGCATAGCATGCTGGACTTGCCACGAGTTGTTGTTGTAGAAATTATGTTATCGGCATCGTGAATAAAAGCTTTAATTCATCCGTGAGGATCGCATCTCTTTAGCTGTGTCCAGCTACATCAGCTATTAACAGGAATTTCCTGCTAACAATAATCAATGATGATTATCTTGTAGAGTGACCGTTGTGATAAAGCATACTTAGTCGTGAGGAGCCATGTCCGTTCATATCTCGCTCAAACCAGACTGTCAGATTGATGATGTTCTACCTACCAAATGTGTCAGCTCAAGTATGAGCTAATACTTCTCAGTCAGTGATCCTCAAGTTGTGCCACCAGCCATCAACCCGCCTCAAATTGTATGCCGCCTGACAGGGCGGCATTCTTTTATGCATGAATACATCCATCCCAAACAACGACATTCCGCGCCTGCTGCGCAATCTGATCCGCATTGGCACCGTTGCCGAAGTGGATTTTGATACTGCCACCTGTCGCGTCAACACCGGCGGCAACGTCACCGACTGGCTGCACTGGTTGACGTCCCGCGCAGGGCGCTCCCGTTCCTGGTGGGCGCCGTCCATCGGGGAGCAGGTTTTGCTGTTCTGCCTGGGCGGCGAGCTGGATACCGCCTTTGTGATGCCTGGCATTTTTTCTGATGAATTTCCTGCGCCGTCGGCGTCAGCCGATGCCATGCACGTCACTTTCCCTGACGGTGCGGTGATCGAGTACGAGCCGAAGACCGGCGCGCTGCTGGCAACCGACATTAAGTCTGCCACGGTGAACGCCTCGGCTAAGGTGGTTGTAACTGCTCCGCTGATTACCTGCACGGCGAAAACGCGCATCACGCTCGATACGCCGGAGGTGGTCTGCACCAACAAACTCACCACGGGCAGTCTGGAGGTGAAACAAGGCGGCACCCTAACCGGCAACCTCACCCATTCCGGCGGCAACCTCACGTCAAACGGCGTGGTTGTTCATACCCATAAACACGGCGGCGTCCAGACGGGCGGCGGCCAGACGCAGGTGCCTTCATGACGAATGCAAAATATACCGGCCTGGCTCGCGACACGGGGCGCAGCGTCGAAGACCTGGCGCACATTCAGCAGTCGGTCAGCGACATTCTGCGCACGCCGGTCGGTTCGCGTGTCATGCGCCGTGACTATGGTTCATTGCTATCGATACTGACCGACCGCCCGCAGAATGCGGCGCTGCGCCTGCAAATCATGGCGGCCTGTTACAGCGCGATCCTCAAGTGGGAGCCACGCGTCAGCCTGACCGGCATCACCTTTGAAACGACGTTTGACGGGAAAGCGGTGGTGGAACTCACCGGCACCCGCAAAGACACGTCCGCCGCCATTTCCTTAACCCTACCCGTGAGCTGAATTATGGCAACTATCGACCTGAGCCAGTTACCCGCCCCCGACGTGGTGGAGGTACTGGATTACGAAATCCTGCTGGCGGAGCGCAAAGCCACGCTGGTCTCCTTGTACCCCGAAGACCAGCAGGCCGCCATCGCCCGCACGCTGACCCTGGAGTCTGAGCCGATTGTGAAGCTGCTGGAGGAGAACGCTTACCGCGAAGTGATCCTGCGTCAGCGGGTTAACGAGGCGGCGCAGGCGGTGATGCTGGCCTATGCCACCGGCGCAGACCTGGACAATATCGCCGCCACGTTCAGCGTGGAGCGCCTGACGATCACGCCTGCGGATACGGTCAGCGTGCCCGCCGTGGCGGCAGTGATGGAAAGCGATGCGGATTTGCGTATCCGGGCGCAGCAGGCGTTTGAGGGGCTGAGCGTAGCCGGTCCGGTCGGTTCCTATGAGTATCACGGGCGCTCGGCTGACGGGCGGGTGGCGGATATTTCGGTCATCAGTCCGTCGCCCGCCTGTGTAACGATTTCCGTGCTGGCACAGACCGGCAACGGCACCGCCCCCGCTGACCTGCTGGCGGTGGTGCAGGCCGCGCTCAATGACGAGAACGTGCGCCCCGTGGCTGACCGCGTAACCGTCCAGTCAGCTACGGTGGTGAATTACACCATTGACGCCGTGCTGTATCTGTTCCCAGGTCCCGAAGCCGAACCCATTCGCGAAGCCGCCGAAGCAAAACTGATTGCCTACACCACCGCACAGCACCGGTTAGGCCGCGACATCCGGCTGTCGGCGATTTATGCCGCGCTGCACGTTGAAGGCGTGCAGCGGGTGGAGCTGAAAAGCCCCGCCGCTGACATCGAGCTGGATAAAACGCAGGCGTCATTCTGCACCGCGTACACCCTGAAAGTGGGCGGTTACGATGAGTGATCGCCTGCTGCCCGTCGGTTCCTCGGCTCTTGAGGTTGCCGCCGCCGAGGCCTGCGCCGCGCTTGAAAACGTGCCGGTGCCGCTGCGGCAGCTTTGGGATCCGCTGACCTGTCCGGCGAAGTTTTTGCCTTACCTGGCGTGGGCGCTGTCGGTTGACCGCTGGGATGAAAACTGGCCTGTCGCTACCAAGCGCCGCGTGATCCAGTCGGCCTGGTTCATTCACTGCCATAAAGGAACCATTGGTGCTATCCGGCGCGTGGTGGAGCCGCTCGGCTACCTGATTAACGTGACCGAATGGTGGGAAACGAATGACGAACCCGGCACGTTTCGCCTGGATATCGGCGTGCTGGAAACCGGCATCACCGAAGACATGTATTTGGAGATGGAGCGGCTTATTGCTGACGCCAAACCGGCCAGCCGCCATCTGATTGGCCTGACCATCACCCAGGATATCAAAGGCGATGTTTACACCGGCGCGGCGCACTACCTGGGCGAGCTGCTGACCGTTTACCCCGCATAAGAGGACGATATGAGCACATTTAAATCCGTTGTCACCACGCTTGGACAGTCGCGCATTGCGGCAGCCATTGCGGCGGGGACTGACATCAATATCACGCAGTTGGCCGTCGGTGACGGCAACGGCAAAGCGACCACGCCGGTTGCCACGCAGACAAAACTGGTTAAAGAGGTGTACCGCACGCAGCTCAACTCCTTAAAGCTGGATCCGACTCACGGAAACTGGGTCATTGCTGAGGCGGTGATTTCTGCGAGCGTCGGCGGCTTCTGGATGCGCGAAATGGGTCTGTTTGCCGACGACGGCACGCTGATTGCCGTGTGCAACATGGCGGACACTTACAAGCCAACTTTGGCGGAAGGTTCAGGGCGCACGCAAACTTTACGGATGGTGATTGCGGTCAGTAACACCGAGGCCATCAGCCTGCTGATCGACGACTCGGTGATTATGGCCACCGAGCAGTATGTGAATGACCTGCTGGCCGCACATGAAAAATCCCGCAACCACCCCGACGGCACGCTGACGGCAAAGGGATTTGTCCAGCTTAACAGCTCGGTCAGCAGTACCAGCGAAGCGCTGGCCGCCACGCCCAAAGCGGTCAAGGCCGCCAACGACAATGCCAATAGCCGCGTGCCGTCCACCCGTAAGGTGAACAATAAAGCGCTGAGCGCTGACATTACCCTGACGGCGGCGGACGTGGGGGCGCTGCCTGTGGCGTCCGCCGTTCTCGGCACCGCGAATATCAATACGCTGAATCTGGCAAACATCGGGGTTTACGTGCAGAGCACCGGCGCGAATGCCACCGTCGCCAATGGCTACCCGGCCGGTTCACAGGCGGCGGGCGTGCTGGAGGTTATCCCCGCGTCCTGGACGGGCGGCGTGCTGCAGCGTTACACCGTGCAAAATACCGGCATGGTGTGGACGCGTGCGCTGAATGCGTCCTGGAATGGCGCGGACGGACCCTGGCGTGACTGGGTGCAGGCCAGCGCGGTGAATTCCGTCACGGTGCCGTCGGCCATCCTGACAACCACGGATATTAATACCCTGGGCTTTGCCAGCGGAGCCGGAAGTGCCGCCCTGTACGCGCAGCCTAAAAATGCCAACGCCACGGCGGCGTTGCACTATCCGCAAGGCATTGCAGGCACGCTGTACGTCACACCAAGCGCCTACGGCTGTCAGCAGATGTACGTCACGTTCACCGGCAATATCTGGAATCGCGGATTGTCCGCTGACTGGAACGGCGTGGATGGTCCCTGGAAAGAGTGGGTGCCGACGTACAGCGCGAATAACAAACCCACTGCCGCCGACGTGGGCGCATGGACGGCCGCGCAAAGCGCCGCCAGTGAAAAGGCGCTGTCTGATGAAATTGCGACGGCCTTTAAAATTCGCGCCAATTTAACTGCGACGGACTCGCCCAACGCGCTGCATGGCACGGCTATGCTAGGGCATTACGGCGTCCCAGGTGCCGCCGCCGCGACCACGGATAAAGGCTATCCGATGAACGGGTTTGTCGGCGTAATTTTCGTGACCTGGGGACCGAATGCGACGCAGCAGATTGCCTTTAACAACAACGGACGACAGTTTACCCGTGGCGCGTCGGGGGCATGGAACGGCGTCGATGGTCCGTGGACGGCCTGGAATGAAATTTACTGCCAGGCCAACAAGCCGACACCGGCAGACGTCGGCGCATTACCGGCAGGCGGGACGGCCGTCGCGGCGACCAAACTCGCCACTGCCCGCAAGATTGCCGGTGTGGCCTTTGATGGCACTGCGGATATCAATCTCAGTAACGCGAATGTCGGGCTGGGGAATGTCGGGAACTTTACCGCCGTGCAGCAAGGCGGCGGTGCCGGTATGCAGTCCAATAAAGTCTATATCGGCTGGACGGGATCAAGGGTCAAAATTCAGGTGGATGCGTCGGATATGGGGGAGGTTTACACCACCAATTTCCCGCCGCCGCAGCGCGATAGCTATACAAAGGCTGAATCCGACGGGCGATTCGTTTACGACTTACAGCGCGGCAGTCAGGCGCTGGAGAATGCAGGCTGGACAACACAAACAGGCTGGGAAGCTCCGACGGGTTGCTTTATGACGGGCTTAAGTGTCAGGCCGGATTTGGGGGACGCCCGCACGCTGGGGAAATATTACCGCGCGTTAATGGTACGAACGGCCAGCGGAAGCTGGCGACAGGTAGGTAACTAACATGATTACATTTAAAAATATCAAAATGACCCGACAGGTTTTAGAAGAGGGTTTGCCGCTGCCGGTGCTCTATTTTGAAGATGAGAACGGCATGGACTGGTACGAACTGCGGGATCGAGAATGGCAGGGAGAAAACTGTTTTATCGCCGTCGGCGCTGACGGTTTTGTTTCCACCTGGGCGGAAAATCCCAACTTTTTAACGCTGTCCGAAGGCGTCAGCATTTACGAACTGGATACCGCCGCGTTGCCGGAGGATATCAGCACGCTGGCGTACCGCTATCAGGACGGCCAGTTTATTCCGTTCGTGCAGCCCGCTGCTGAGGTGGCTGAGCAACGCAAAAGTGCACTGCTCAGCCAGGCCGCCGCCGCCATTGCGCCTTTGCAGGATGCCGTTGATATCGATGACGTGACTGACGCAGAACGGGAGCACCTGAAAGCCTGGAAGACATTCCGCGTGGCGCTGAATCGCCTGGATTTATCCGCTGCGCCGGATATCGACTGGCCTGCTGTACCTGAATAAATTGATCGCTGAAAACGATCAATGACGGAGAATTGATCAGTAGTAACTATTTGAACATGTCCCGCCGATGTCCAAGGATATCCCCAGACTATTCAGGAGGATGAAATGGAATTAAATAAAGAGGAAGCGGAGATTATCGCGGGATTTCTGGCGGCCAACTGGTCTGCCTTTTCACAGGTTGCTGAGGACGTGATGACCGTCAGCGCCCTGCACCGGCTGGCTGAAAAGTTGGGACTCGACAGCGCCTGACCCCACGACCTTCCTCAGAACACCCACTGCCCCGAAAGGGGCTTTTTTGTCTCTGGCTTTCCCACGTTGTGCCATTTCCCACACACCCCGCCCCCCGTGCCTGATTGTTCCCAACACGCGATGATTGATTGGCTTATTAATCACAGGAAAAACACCATGGCTGATTATCATCACGGTGTGCGCGTTGTTGAAATCAATGACGGCACCCGCGTTATCTCCACCGTTTCCACCGCCATCATCGGGATGGTCTGCACCGGCGACGATGCCGACGCGGCGACCTTCCCGCTGGATACGCCGGTACTCATTACCAACGTGCTGACCGCCGCAGGCAAGGCGGGTAAAACCGGCACGCTGCGCGCCTCCCTGATGGCAATTGCCAACCAGGCTAAACCGGTTGTTGTCGTTGTGCGCGTCGCCCAAGGTGAAACCGAAGCGGAAACCACCTCCAACATCATCGGCGGTTCGGATGAAACCGGCATGTATACCGGCATGAAAGCCCTGCTGTCTGCGCAAACGGAACTCGGCGTTAAGCCGCGCATTCTCGGCGTGCCGGGTCTGGATAACCAGGAAGTCGCCGCCGCGCTTGCCGCCGTCTGTCAGCAGATCCGCGCCTTTGGCTACGTCAGCGCATACGGCTGTAAAACGGTCTCTGATGCCATTAAGTACCGCGACAATTTCAGCCAGCGTGAGCTGATGGTGATCTGGCCGGATTTCGTGGTCTGGAACACCACCACCAATGCCAGCGACATCGCCCCCGCCACCGCTTACGCCCTCGGCCTGCGTGCCAAAATCGACGCGGAAACCGGCTGGCATAAAACACTCTCTAACGTCGGGATCAACGGCGTCACCGGCCTGTCTGCCTCCGTGTACTGGGATTTGCAGACCACCGGCACCGATGCTGACCTGCTGAACCAGGCGTGCGTCACCACCCTTATCCGCAAAGACGGCTTTAAGTTCTGGGGGCAGCGCACCTGCTCAGATGATCCGCTGTTCCTGTTTGAGAACTACACCCGCACCGCGCAGGTGCTGGCGGACACGATGGCGGAAGCGCACCTGTGGGCGATGGACAGGCCAATGACCCCGACGCTTATCAAGGACATGATTGCGGGCATTAACGCCAAGCTGCGCGAAATGAAAACCGCCGGTCTGATCATTGATGGCAACTGCTGGTATGACCCCGACGCGAACACCGTCGACACCCTGAAAGCAGGCAAGTTGTTTATTGATTACGACTATACGCCGGTGCCGCCGCTGGAAGATTTAACCCTGCGTCAGCGCATCACCGATCAGTACCTGGCGACGTTCGCCACCTCCGTTAACAGCTAAGAGGCGCTAAAACATGGCACTGCCTAAGAAACTGAAATACCTGAACCTGTTTAACGACGGGAACAGCTACCTCGGCACGGTCAGCGCGCTGACGCTGCCGAAACTGACCCGCAAGCTGGAGAACTATCGCGGCGGCGGCATGACCGGTTCCGCCGCCATTGATTTCGGTCTGGACGACGACGCGCTGAGCTTTGAGTGGACGGTGGGCGGACTGGATGAACTGGTGTTGCAGCAGTGGGGCGCGGTGGATGCCGTGCCGCTGCGCTTTGCCGGTTCCTTCCAGCGCGACGACACCGGCGACACCTCCGCCGTGGAAGTCACGATGCGCGGACGCCATAAGGAAATGGATTTCGGCGAGTACAAACAGGGTGAAGACACGGAAACCAAAATCACCACCCAGTGCACCTATTTCAAGCTCACGATTGACGGCAAAGACATGATTGAAGTCGACACCGTGAACATGGTGGAAATCGTCGGCGGCGTTGACCGCGTGGCACAGCACCGCAAAAACATCGGCCTGTAACCCGTAACTCGCGCCGGACACCGGCGCAAAACCTCACCTTTTGAAGAAGAGACACCGCTATGTCAGAACATAATGAAAACATCGTTACCCTGGAAGAACCGATCAAACGCGGCGACACCCTGATCAACCAGGTTGAAATCATCAAGCCGAACGCCGGACACCTGCGCGGGATTGGCCTGGCGGCGCTGGCGAATGCCGACGTTGACGCGCTGACCGTCATTCTGCCGCGCATTACCGTGCCGAACCTCACCGCCCAGGACTGCAAAAGCCTGAACCTGCCCGACCTTATTACGCTGGCAGGCAAGGTGATCGGTTTTTTATCGCCGAAGTCGGAACAGTAAAGCTTCCCCCTACCCTGACCGTTGATGACCTGATGGCGGACGTGGCGGTGATTTTTCACTGGCCGCCGTCAGAACTGAACCCGATGACGCTGACCGAGCTGCTGGTGTGGCGTCATAAGGCCATGCAGCGCAGCGGAGCCACCGACAGTGAGTAACTTAAAAGTAGAGGTGTTGTTAAAGGCGGTTGACCAGGCGACCCGCCCGTTTAAGGCTGTGCAGAATGCCAGCAGGGCGCTGTCTGGGGATATTCGCAACTCACAAAACAGCCTCAAAGACCTGAACGCCCAGGCCGGAAAGATTGACGGCTTCCGCAAATCCAGCGCGCAGCTCGCCGTCACCGGCCAGAAACTGAAAGACGCCAAAGCGGAAGCGGCGGCGCTGGCGATTCAGTTTAAAAACACCGCCAGCCCGACCCGCGCCCAGGCGCAGGCCATGGAGTCCGCGAAGCGTACCGCCGCGCAGTTGCAGACCCAGTTCAACGGGCTGCGCCAGTCGGTGCAGCGTCAGCGCACGGAACTTACCCAGGCGGGCATCAGCACGCGCACGCTGTCTGACTCTGAGCGCCGCCTGAGAACGTCCATCAGCGAAACCACCGCGCAGCTCAACCGGCAGCGTGAATCTCTGGCACGCGTGAGCGCGCAGCAGGCCAAACTCAACGCGGTGAAAGGCCGGTATCAGGCGGGCAAACAACTGGCCGGCAGCGTGACCGGCGCAGGGGCGGCGGGCGTCGGCATTGCGACGGCGGGCACGGCGGCGGGTGTCGGGCTGCTTATGCCCGGATTTAACTTTGCGCAGAAAAACTCAGAATTGCAGGCGACGTTAGGACTGGAGAAAGATTCCGCCGATATGACCGCGCTGCGCACCCAGGCGCGGCAGCTCGGCGACAACACTGCTGCCTCTGCCGATGATGCCGCCGCCGCGCAAATCATCGTCGCGAAGTCCGGCGCGAACAAAGACGGCATTCTGGCGGCAACGCCGACCATTCTGAATCTGTCTCTGGCAAACAAGCGCACCATGGAGGAGAACGCCACGCTGCTGATGGGCGTGAAGTCTGCGTTTGGCATGACCAATGACACCGTGGCGCACATCGGTGACGTGCTTTCTACGGCCATGAATAAATCTGCCGCCACCTTTGAGGGGCTGTCTGACACCATGACCTATGCCGCGCCGGTGGCAAAGCAGGCCGGTATCAGCGTCGAAGAAACGGCGGCCATGGCCGCTGCCCTGGCGGATGCCAAAATCACCG